TGAAGTTCTGGACGCTGGCGGTTGCTTGGTTCATGCTGTTGGCAAAAGTCCACATCGCAGCCGCAGCCGCAACGATAACAGCGATGCCGACACCTGTTAGGGCTAGGAAGGTTCCGTAGCTGATGTTTAATGCGTTCTGTGCTGCAGTTGCTGCCCAGCAAGCGGCAGAATAGACTTTCTGCGCTATCGCCAAGCCTGTGCTTGTGCGTAGGAACACGCCCATGACGGTGACGACTGACATGACGGAATTGAAAACCCGCATCTCTGCATCGCTCAATAAGCCGAACTGGTTGGCGACGTAGCCGATGGCGACGCCTGAAGCACCCAACCCCGCAAGAGTAGAGCCTAAACTTTTCACCCGTGCAGCTAAGCTTTCGGCGTCGGATTGGATGCGGTTAAACTCGGCGCTCGCACGATTCACAGCACGAACAGTTAACGCGATTTCCCGAAAGCTCATAAGCCCGCCTCCGCCTTAGCCTGTTCAATTGCTGAGATGATGACAGCTTCCAGTTCAGGCAAATACTGCTGAATGGCTGGGTAAAGGTAGGGCTGAGCATGCATGTACCGAGTACCCAACTCAACAAACAGCGCATAGGCGGCGTCTGCTCCGATTTCAGCCACCCAATCTTTGACTCTTGCGTAGATTGTGCTTCGTAGATAACCTGTGACCATGGGCGCGTTCTTTACGGCTTGGGCTTTGACGTCGGCAGCCCAGCTAGCCAGTTGGCTGTGAACCTGACGCTGCATGCCCGAATCGAACCGCTTCAAGGCCGCCTTGAACTCTTCGACGCCTTCTATGTCGCATGTTACTTCTAGTGTCGTCTTGCTTCACGCTCCGCCTTCCGCTTTTCTTCCTCCGCCATCTCGTCCATCAAGTTCAAGATGTGGCAGAACTCCTGCACTGTTCGGGCTGGCTGCCTTGCAAGCTGGGTTGGTGTCCAGCCGAATTCTTTGCATAACCGAAACTCTGAAAGAGCACTGTGCGGTTTTCCTCGTCTAACTGCTCTAGTAAAAAACGCAAATCCTCCCGAGACACACCGTTTAATCTGTTGACTACCTTCGAGAAAAGCTCCCCAAGCTCAATGGGAACGCCGTCCTCTTCGCCCAGCAGCTTCTCAAGAGTTATCGGCTTGCTAGCGGGTTGTCCATGCAAACTCGCCATAATGGTTTCTGCCTGAATGGCTATGAAGTCGCTGCTCTCCACATCCCCGCTTAGACGGTTGTATCTGGTGTGTTTTTGGATGATGCGGTTCCGTTTAGCCCACGTTATCTCTTTGAAAACGTACTTGCCCCGGTATTCTTCGCCGAATCGGCTGTCCACTTCTAAGGTTTCCTGCTTCATTCCTGAGCCCTCTCCAAAACTGTTAAGCGGTTCTCGATTGCCGTTTCTAAATCAGCCAGCAAAGTCGCCTGTAAATCCACAGGAAGCTTACTGATGCGTTCTGTGAAGCGATTCATCAACGCGATTGTCTGCACATAAATTTGGGTTTCATTCTTCGGCATTGCTTATTGCCCCTTATGAAATTGTTAACGGCCCCCGCGCCGTGAACGACGCCTTAGCGTAGATGAGGTCTTCGGCTTTTCCGCTTAGACTAAAGTCGTCCCATTTGGTGTGCTCCACGGCTACTTTGTTTGCTCCGCCAAGCCCGAATTCCAAGCTGGACTGCTCCGTGTCAGCTAAGACGTCGTCGGCTTCCTGCTTGCTCTCAAACTCAAACGTTAGTTCGCCTGTCAAAAGCCGTTTGCCCCACGGCAGATACTTGGCTATGTGCCCGTTGACGGAGCGGATGACTGGGACGGGCTTGCAGGAATTGTCGATATGCAGCTTCCAAGAAGTGACTCGTTCGCAGGTTGCGCCGCCGATTTTAACGTAGCTCTCGCTCCCAGAGATGGCTCCAGCGTACTCGGTGTATGTGGCGCCTGTGATTTTGGTTGTGGTGACTTCGATGTCTTGGGCTGGAAACTCGGCGTCGCATTCAATGATTCCGTCGATGTCGCAGGTTAGGACTGCCTTGTTGAATCGGGCGCCCTTGTAGAGCAGGCTGATGATGTCGGTTGCGGAGATGAAGATGTCTTTGTAGTAGAGCACCTGTAATGAGAGGCTGACGTTTAGTTCTTGCTTGACGTATTGGAGCAGGTTTATGGGTGCATCGGAAGGCAAAGGATACTTCACCCGCAAAACGGGCTGCCGCAACCCCCGCTTAAGCGCGGCTATGTCCACTGAACCTGTGCCAGCCACGCGGATGTTGTTGGGGTTGATGTCGGGCTCCACTAAGCTGCAGGAGTGCCCAAGCATCGCTGGGTTTGTCGGCACTACGCCGAACGTGCCTTCGGTCACGTAGTAGAACTTTTCTTGGTCGCTATGATAGGTGTCAACCATCTTTTTTCACCTGTGACTATGAAATGGCGATTGACTCGAAGAGCCACGCCACGATTACGATTTCTTCCCTATACAGGAACGGCTTAACGTCAACTACATCGACGTCTCGGTAACTGTGCACATCGCAAAACGTCACGCCGCGCACGTCAACGGTGGCTTGGACAAAATCGCAGTGCAAAACGGCAGGAGAGGTCCCGTCTGACGGGTTAGCTGTTCGTGCCAGGAGGTAGAGGTAGCCGTCGTCGTTAACGTAGTTCGTAGGGCTAATGGTTAAAGTGATGGTGAGGGTTTCGTCTACCCCAGAGACTCCAGTCTGTGGATTGCTCCAAGCGCCCGCCAAGTTATCCCACACTTTTATGGTTATGCCGTTTCCCAATGGAGACAGCCCAAAACCTTCAAACGCCAAAACAACACGCTTTAAACATTGCTTTCGCGGTTCATTACCAAGTTCGCCTGCTTTGACGCCTATTTTGAAACGGAAAAGCATAAATGCAGACTCCCCGTTGCCCGTTGCGCTTTTAGATGCTCGAACGTCGTCGCTTCCCCAAAGGTTCCCATACGCGGGGTTTGAAAGTTCCGCCCAAGCAGGGCTTGACGGTTCAGGTTCGGTTTGGGCTGCTGCATTGTAAGCCTTATGAGTTGCCGACGTTGAGTCCAACGGGTAAAAGTTGTAGGTTGTCCTGTAGGGCAGGTTGCGGTTTTCAGGAATAATAAGCATCAGTTGTTCAAGCACTTTGTCCCGCATAACTCTGCCCACGTCAGCGCTAGCCGACGGCTTATCAACCGCTACTATGGTTGCCCTCAGGGAGTAGATGCGCCTTCTCAGCTTGCCGTCTAAAGTGTGCTTCTGTGATTGGCTTGGCTCCGAGGTTTTGGAGACGGTGATTTGGGCGTCGTAGTCTTTGAGCAGTTCCCTGTCATAGTTTGCTTGCGTGCAGAGGATGCGGGCTAAGCCGCCGTCATCTTTAACCACTCTTATTCGGGACTCGATTAAGCGCAGAACGGTTACGACGGGGTTTTCTACTTCGCTCAACTTGCGATTAGCCTCCTTGCGACGCTTTTGAAGTAGAATCGCTGATTCCCAAACGTGAACGGCGTAACGGTTTGGATTTCGTAGTCTTCGCCTTGGCGCCTAATCTTGTCGTGCACTCGGACGGGAAGGAACGTGTAGAATGCCAAGTAGTCATTCAGGTAATAGCCCGCTTCCAATATGACTTGCTCGGCTTTGAGTGAGGAAACAACCGCTAGCAAATCCAAAGCTTCGCCATAAGTCACTGTGGCAGCGGCTTCTCGCACAGGATAAAGCGTGACTGTTTCGCCCTTAGTCTTCAGAATCTTGGTGAACGGGGTTACTGGTTCCTCGTAATGGAGGAAAAGCTCGGCTAGCCAACAAACTGTAACCATGGCCTGCTTGTTTTCAACATAGCTATAGTCTGCATGTTTGGCGCCCCAAAACATGAACTCCGCCGCATGTTTGCCGATGATTTCTACGCTGAGTTTTAGGCTTGGCTTGTCGTGGCTGCTGCGAATTTTCCAAAGGATCCCACTTGTGACCGCATCGTAGTAATCGCATGCTGAGAATCGGCTAATGACGTCTATGTAGCCAGCCCAGCAGACTGCAGGGTCATAAGCTGGATACTTTGCGCTAGCCCTGATGTTGTTTAGGGCGCTGTAGACTTTTTGGCAACTATCGCTCCAACCCTCAACCGCATACAAACCTAATAGGGCATATGCGAATGGGTCATCGTAAACCTCATTTTCCATTAAGCCAACTCTATGCCATTTGCCGTCGGCAGGGTCAAAGTCTAACCAGAGATTCTCAAAGCCCGCTCTCAGAAAGCCTATTGCTTTGCTCATAATGTTTTGGTAGACTGAAGCGTTTGGGAGGTCGTAGGTTTCGGCTAGCATCTTTAAGCCAATCAAGCCATAGAGGCATTCAACATCCATTTGCAGAAGCCACGCATCGCCAATCGTCACTGCTCTTGCAAAGCCGCCGTAGGCCTGCTGGTCCTGCATAACCTTGAGAAAAGTTCCTGCGGCTAGCTTTGCAGATTCCAAATAACGGGCGTCGTCGGTAAGTTCATAGGCGCTAAGTAGTGAAGGAATGACTCGGCAAACATCGACACTGTAATAGTAGGTGCTGGCTTCAGCGCTTTTGAAGCCGCCATAAGCCTTACGTTCTGGGTCAAGGCACTGCTGGGTCAAAATCCAATCGGCCAAACTCACGGTTTTCGCGTAAATGTTAGCTTTTCTGTTCTCAAATTGCGGTGCAGAGTATGCGTCGCAGAGAAAATCGATTGCAAAGCTAGCCGCCAAAACCCCTTTGCCAAAAGCGGGGTCGGGCGTGTCAGGCGGGATAACGTAAACGTTGGGTGCGTAGTCCACGATGAATTGGTAGTAGGCTTCAGGTACGGTTCCCATGGCTAAGCGCTCCCCACATAAGGCGTTTTTAGGCCAGAAAGAAGCCGCTCAAACTCTACCTGCAGCACAGCTAAACTTGGCAGTGAAGAGTTGGAACTGCTCAAATCGCCGACGCTAAAGTTTAAGCCGATTACTGAGCCGCCAGTCAAATAGCAAACCGCGTAAATGGCGGCTAAAACAGTGATGGCTTCTTTTTGGGCTTCAGTGCAGTTTTGGTAATCTATGTCAGTGGATAGTTCAAGCTCTAAAGTGACCTCTGCACGCTTAATCATCTTTAGAACTTTAGCATCAGAAATATCCGAATCGCTTAGATGAAGAACATCCCTAACATCCTCAATAGAGACAGCGACCAAGCTACAATCCCATGAACCCATGAGGCTGAGAGTTCAAATAGCTTGAGAGCCAAAACGCGATAATATCGTAAACGTGACAATGTATAGTATGGCTTTTTTACGAGAAATAATATGAAAAAAATTATCAGGATTTAGCGTCTATGCCTCTTGAAGTACATCAGTAGGCCCAAGACTATCACGACAACTATGATTATCAAAGCAGTTGCGATAAGCGTTGCTGAGAGAGGCTGTGGTTGGGGTTCTGGAGGTTCGGTGGGTTGATCTGAAAGGGCAGAAGTAGGCATAGGCGTGATTGAGGGCAATGAAGTTGGACTGGTTGTTGGCGAGGGCGATATAGAGGGTGGTGGAGACCAATAAGGTGGGAGCGGTCCTTCATAACCGAACGGAATGTATAGTTCATTAGCCGCAATGGATTTTCCCTCAAGATTAAAGAAGGGAGTGCCTCCAATTGCGTATACCGTATCATTCACAACCCCTACGGCAAAATTAAATCGGGAGGTGGGCATCGAAGCACCCATTGTCCAACTGTCAGTTTCTGGGTTGTAAACCTGAGTAATGTTGGTGCCGAACAAACTTTGTGCAGGTAATCCTCCGAAGAGGTAAATTCTCTTTGGCGCCCAAACTCCAGTTGTGGCACCTGCGGCTGCTTGCCAGACTACATTTGGCATGGGAGTTCCAAAGCTCCAAGTGTCAGTTGACGGATCATAGATTTGAACTAAATCCAAGTTCACGGTGTCGGCAAATTCGTCCTGACCCCCCATAATGAAGATTTTGCCGTCAACTACAGCGGAAGCGTACTGGACAACAGGATAAGGAATGGCTGCTTTGGTGGTCCACGAATCTGTCTCAGGGTCATAGACCTCGTTTAAATCTACAGTAGAGAATTGTCCGCCAGTTCTTCCGCCTATCAAGTAGATTTTGCCGTTAACCACATTCGCACTTAATTGGCTCCTGTTTGTGGGCATGGGCGTTTTGCTTTCCCAGGTGTCAGTAAGCGGGTCATAGACCTCGTGAAGCGAGCAGAGAATTTGTACAGCTGTTGATTGATCAAAACCCACAGCGCCGCCTATTACATGTATTTTGTTTTGATGAACAGCTATCGCAAATGAGCTTCTGGGGGTTGGAACAGACTGCTTTGTGGTCCAAGTCAAGGCGGCTGGGTCATATTCTAGGTTTTTGCCATCGGGTCCAAAGGTATAGATTTTTCCATTAACCACAGCTACTTCTAAGCCGGATTTTGCATCAGGCATAGGCGGTCGATCTATCCAAGAATTTTCTGCAGCGCTTTGGGCCTGTGTTATCACTACAAATGAAGATGCTACAAGAATGAGAACAAGCAACCAACCAAAGCTTTTCCTCATACTTATCAGTAAAAGCGGGTTATTCGTAGTGTAAAAGCGTTTTCGTCAAGGTTTCTTGACTAAGCACTTATTGAAAGCGAACAGTAATTGGTTTTAGTATATTGTCATCGCTTTAATTTTTTGCGATTCATGGTCCAATAACACATTTTAGATTAGTTGGAGGGTACGTTCTTTCTTCAGTTGAAAAGGCTTTTCACTGTTGTCCTGTTGTTGGGGCGGGCTTTTCTTCCCAGAGTTCCCAGCCGAACTTGACCGCGTTCTTGCGGAACTCTTCCGCCCTCACCAGCCCCAACTCAGCAGCCCTAATCAGGTCAGCGGGCACCAGCTCAGGCGTCTCAGGACTACCAAAATTCAACCGAACCTTCGCCTTGGCCACATCAAAACCTGCTTGAGCGACAACAGCATCGAAAATCTCCCGCTCCACTTGGCGCTTGATATACCGCTGAACAGGTTTAATGAGCATATCCTGCAAATCGAGGGCTGCTCTTGCTGAGGCTTCAGTGAAGCCCGGAGTGCTAAACAAGCGCGGCAAAGGCGTCTCGCATCCAAGATAGAATTGATTGACCATGTGGTCGATGTAGTACTCAAAACGTGCCCGTGGGTCGATGGTGACTGGGTGGACGCTAACGGATTTGGCTCCGCTGAAAAGCCACTGCCCCTCCTCAGGACGACTCTTGATGGCAGTCTCATACTTCTTGATGGTGTCTTCTTTCTGGCCTTCCAGCTGCACGACGACGTCGGGACCAGCGTACTTGGTAAAAATGTTGGGCAGTATCTTCTCGATTTTCGCCTTCATCCAAGCATACGACGGCCGCTTGTCCGTGTCAAGGGTTAACGTGTGCAAGAGCACCTGCAGCAAACCCACACCAAAACCAGACGGGATGTCGCCGCTGAGATGCCAGTGGATGACGGCTTCGGGTTTGAGTTCGTTTCCAGCGTTGCCAGTGTAGGTGCTCTTGAGCTGGTAACCAGTGACCTTGTAGGGCAACTTCAAATCAGGAACGGAGCTGAGTCCTATCCGCTGGACAGCGTCAATGGGCATCCGCACAGTATCGGCTAGCCGCTCAGGTGTGAGTTTTAGCCAAAAATCGTTTCCGCAGCCAATCAAAGGCTTAGCCATGTCGTTAAGCAAGCCGTCCAAGTTGACGTCTTCACAGAACCTGTCCACCGCTGCTTTAGCTTCGGAGGCGTTCTCGTATTTCTCGTCGGCTGTGGTGTAGAAGCCCATACCCACCGTGCTAGCCGCAAGCAGGTCTACGCTGGCTTTGCAGGTTGGGTCGCGTTCGTAGAGCTTCATGACGTCGGCTAAGGGGATGCAGGAAGTGTCAAAGAACACTCGCTGCTTAGGAGACGCCACGCCAGATGCAGGCGCGTAAGAGAGGACCTCGCGAATTTTCTTGAAGACGTTACTCATGGATTAGACCTCACGGATTGGATAGCCCAAAAAAGAGGGAAAGTTGTTTGGTGCGTTGATGTGTGTTTAGGTCAGCGTTTGTTTGATGTTGGTCATTTTGGCTACAGCTGTTGAACGCAGGACGCCTAAGCCGAACCGTGTGGTTGCGCGGACTCCGTACTTGCCTGTCTTAACGTCTTCCCAATCCTCAACCGTGACATCCCGACGCAGAAGCATCGCTGAAGCCACACGTGTATCAATCGCATAGGCGGTGCCGTTTGGAACCAGAGTGCTTGCTTGGACTCGCATGCCTAAGACGCTGCCGATGCTGCCTGCTTCGATGTCGGTTTCGCTGCTTGGGAAATACTGCGAGTGGATGAACTTGTCATCGTTGAGCAACTGATGCAGCTGAGTCTCATTAATCGCCAGAACCGTTGGACGCCAGTTTTCGCCTCGAACAGCATTATGAAGCTCAAGCAGCTTAGCCCAGCTAAGAACCGCGCCGCCACCGTTTAAGACTGCTCCGCCAGCCAAATCCGCATCCGCAACTGCTCCGTAGAGGGCGATGATGGCTTGGGTTTCTTTAAGCGCTAAGGCTCTGCCAACCTTCTGCACCATATTATCCATGACGTTCCAAGTGGCGTCTTCGAGAAACTCCCTTGTCCACTCCTCAGAAGCATCAACCAACTGGCTCGTGTAGACGTCGACGGTGGTGTTTTTCTTGCCGCTTAAGCGTGTCACAGCGCCTTCAGCGTAACGGTAAGCCACTGCATCAGTATCCAGCGGGAAGCGCTCCATCGGCTCCGACGTTGGCATGACGGTGATGATGTTTCTGCCTATGAGTTCGGGATACGCGGCTTGCACTAAGGTGTCGTGCATTCTGCCCAATGCGCCAGTCATGTCGCTGAAGAAGCCTTCTTTGATGCCCATCTGCACGTAGCGCTTGAGGAACGGATGCTCAGTTTTGAGCTTTAGTTTCTCGTAAACCTCGCGCTGGTCGCTGGGCTTAGCCATAAGCGATTCAAAAAGTTTCGGCTTCACGCAAATCACTTCTCCACGTCGATGAAGATGAGGTCGTCGTCCGCCGTTGCCGTTTCCAATGCGGTGCCGAGTTTGCGGTTGTAGAACACGGTGTAGGTTGCTGAGCCGCCTTCGTTAACTGCCTGATCCACGAGCTGCGTGACTTTGCCGTTTGCTGCACTGCAGACTGCGGCTCCTCGGGTTATTGGGCCGTTCGCGGTGACTTTGACTCTGCCCCGCTTAAGCACTGGGCACATCTCGCCTAAAGCCACGGTTTTGACAGCTACGCCTATGGCGTTGTCGCCACCCGGGCTTTCCGATACTTTGTCGTCAGCGCTTAGGTAGACTGGGCTGCCTTTGGTGACTGCCGCGGCTGCCTCAAAAGATTCTATCTGGGCGTTTGGGTCGTCGGACTCGCCGACTGCCATCCAGCTTTTGCCTGTTTTATCCGCCATTCAAAATCAAATCTGTTCGCATTTTTGAATTTCCCAAAGTTCGTCCTCTGGTACTCTTCCCCACAAAAGTGAGCATAAAACGCATTCAGCTACCTCCCGCTATCTGCTCCAGCTGCTTGACTACTCTGCGGAGTTCTTGGCACATGCGCTGAGGCCCCAAACTCCAACTCCGCTGAACCATAGGCGAAGGCAACACCGCCTCAACCATCTGGACAGCCTCAGAGACAGCAATCATCTTCGGCGGGTTCTTGAGCAAACCGCCACCGGGCAGTTGCCTGCGCAAATCTTCAATGGTTTTTTGCGCTTCAGTTAACTTGCTTTCTGTTTGAGAGAGCTTCTCTTGAAGGCGCTTATCCTCGAGCTTTTCCAACACCTGCACGTTGGTCTCGGGAATACCGGGCACAGCCACAAGGCTCAACTCGGCATTATGCAACCCATGCGGAACCTTGCCATCCACCAAATCGACGGCTTCGTAGTCTGCGCCGACGCTGACGTGCCTGATTAGGCCTTTGCGGATTTTCTCAGCCGTCTGGTCATCATAAATCTCCGCTTCATACCAGAGGTTGTGCCCGTCCCAATCGGTTTTGGTGACTTTGCCGACAGCGTTGGGCACAGCAACATGCTCAATGTAAACTGGCGCATTAGTGAGTTTACCTGCGAAGGCTTGCAATTCCTCTGTGGTATAGATGTTATGATTTCGGCTCATCCCTGAGCACATAGCCACACCCCGAATTCGCAGCGGCTTATCGGCTATTTTCTCAAGAACCTGAAAGGGCAAAAAAGTCGATACATGCTCTACGGTGCGCTTGCAACCGTCACACTTGTCTTCCACGTCGTCTTTAGAAGTCTCAGATTTATCCATTTTAAGTCAAGGAATACGTTGCGAACAGAAAACAGAAATAGATTATTAGCCTATTCAGGATAATAACCTATTTAGGCAAATTTCCAGAAAAGATAGCCTGAAATGAACCTTACAGAACGTGAACGCATCATTCTTCAGCTTGCAAAACAGGGACTAAGCGACTACAGGATAGCCCGCAAAATCAACACCGACCCCCCAAGCGTAACACGCTCACGCAAAAACGCACAAAAGAAACTCTTGAAAGCAGCAATAGACCTGGAATGGGCACAGAAAACAGGCTTAAACCTCGCCGAATTAAACACAGGCTTGATTAACAGTCCCCATAACGGGTACAACTTCTTCCTCTGATTCAGCAAAAAGAAAAACGTACTATCGGCTTCTGAATAAACGGCAGATAGAGCGCCCGTAAAAAGCTAATTCAGCGCATATTCGCTTTAAATCTGCTTTTGTTCTCGGCGGTTTCACCTGACGATTTTTCTGTTTTGATACTCAACTCTTCAACATACATGTTGGTTATTGGATCTTGCGGATCAAATTCATGGACCTTTAACGCATACTCTTTTGCCGTGTATCCATCAGGTCCCTTTTCAGCGATTCTGTTTGCGACACAAGCTAAGAAACGGTAAAGCTCTCGTCCCTCCAAATTGTTTATCCCAAGTTTCTCTCTCAAGTTGTTGCCCATTGGCCAAAAATACGTTATCCCCGGAAACCCAGGCAAGTCCTTCTTGAATTCTTTTTTGTGCCCCTCACGTTTTTCAAGATTTTCTATGCTTTCCTCTACTTTTTCTGGGTATAATTTTAGATAAACTCCTTTTACTTTTCCTCCTTTCTGGAGGCTGCATGTTGGTGCTCCATGCCTTCTAGTGGATATCCAAGTCCAGTCTCTATGCCAACCATCCAATTCGCCTATTTTTTCCTCAATAACCGTTATGCCGTCCCTATTCCAAACTAGCGACCCATAAGCAAAAACCCAAGTATCCACCATAGCCCCTCAGCATATCTTGGTAATTGCAAGCGCTAATTAAAAATTCCGCAAGCTACCAAAAAGTATTCATAAAAAAGGGAAGGTAGCTGCGTAGAAATAAGCAGAATTGGCGATGTCGACAACTTGGGCGGGATTCAATTCCCATCCCCAGCTCCAACTTAAAATCTTAAAAGTTAACAGAATTTTAA